ACCGGATGGCCGCGCGATTTTTTTGTGGGCCCCTCCACTAACTCTTGTCGGCCAATCATATGACGCGCTCAAAGCTTAAATAAATTTCCTGCCTATTATAAGTACTTCGTCGCTAAGTTCTTGTTTGAAAAATGTGGGATCCACTTTTAAACGAGTTTCCCGAGACGGTTCACGGGTTTCGTTGCATGCTTGCTATCAAATATCTTCAACAATTGTCTGAGGAATACTCCCCTGATACGGTTGGGTACGATCTAATTCGCGATTTAATTTCTATCTTACGTTCTAGGAATTATGTCGAAGCGTCCTGCCGATATCGTCATTTCTACCCCCGCGTCGAAGGTGCGTCGTCGACTGAACTTCGACAGCCCCTATGCAACCCGTGCAGTTGCCCCCACTGTCCGCGTCACAAAGTCTCGTATGTGGGCGAACAGGCCCATGTATCGGAAGCCCAGAATGTACAGGATGTACAGAAGCCCTGATGTTCCTAAGGGATGTGAAGGCCCATGTAAGGTGCAGTCTTTTGATGCGAAGAATGATATTGGTCACATGGGTAAGGTTATTTGTCTTTCTGATGTTACTAGGGGTATTGGGCTGACCCATCGAGTAGGGAAACGTTTCTGCGTGAAGTCATTGTATTTTGTTGGCAAAATTTGGATGGACGAGAACATCAAGACCAAGAACCATACGAATACTGTTATGTTTTGGATTGTTAGAGATAGGCGTCCTTCAGGAACCCCAAACGATTTCCAGCAAGTGTTCAATGTTTATGATAACGAGCCCTCTACGGCTACTGTGAAGAACGACCAGCGTGATCGTTTTCAGGTGTTGAGGAGGTTTCAAGCAACAGTCACAGGTGGTCAATATGCTGCTAAGGAACAAGCTATAATTAGGAAATTCTATCGTGTTAACAATTATGTGGTGTATAATCACCAGGAAGCTGGGAAGTACGAAAACCACACTGTACTCATGCCTCTAACCCTGTGTATGCTACTTTGAAAGTTAGGAGTTACTTCTACGATTCTGTAACAAATTAATATTAATAAAGATCGAATTTTATTTCTGAATATTGATCTACATACATAGTTTGTTCCAATTTATTATACAATACATGATCTACTGCTCTAATAATTGCGTTAAGTGAGATTACACCCAGATTTTTGAGATACTTGAGCACTTGGGTTTTGAATACCCTTAAGAAAAGACCAGTCGGAGGGTGTAAGGTCGTCCAGATTCGGAAGGTCAGAAAACACTTGCGCACTCCCAGAGCTCTCCGAAGGTTGTAGTTGAATTGGATCCTGACTGTTATTATGTCCATGTTGCTCGAATAAGGACGGTCCTCGTGGCTGAGGATTTTGAAATAGAGGGGATTTGGAACTTCCCAGATATAGGCGCCACTCCATGCTTGAGCTGCAGTGATGGGTTCCCCTGTGCGTAAATCCATGGTTGAAGCAGTTAATGGATAGATAATAAGAACACCCGCATTCAAGATCTACTCTCTTCCTCCTGTTGCGTCTCTTCGCTTCCCTGTGCTGTACTTTGATTGGTACCTGAGTACAGTGATCCTTCAAGGGTGACGAAGATCGCATTCTTCACTGCCCAGTTTTTGAGTGCGGTGTTCTTTTCCTCCTCTAGAAATTCTTTATAACTGCTGATGGGACCAGGATTGCAGAGGAAGATTGTTGGTATTCCGCCTTTAATTTGAACTGGCTTCCCGTACTTGGTATTGGATTGCCAGTCCCTTTGGGCCCCCATGAACTCTTTAAAGTGCTTGAGGAAGTGCGGATCTACGTCATCAATGACGTTATACCATGCGTCGTTACTGTACACCTTTGGACTAAGATCTAAGTGCCCACACAGATAGTTATGTGGGCCTAAAGACCTAGCCCACATTGTCTTCCCAGTACGACTATCTCCCTCAATTACTATACTTTGAGGTCTCAGGGGCCGCGCAGCGGCGTCGACAACATTTTCCGACGCCCACTCTTCAAGTTCTTCTGGAACTTGATTGAAAGAAGAAGAGGAAAAAGGAGAAACATAAGGAGCTGGTGGCTCCTGAAATATCCTGTCTAGATTTGCATTTAAATTATGAAATTGTAGTACAAAATCTTTAGGAGCTAGTTCCTTAATGACTCTAAGAGCCTCTGACTTACTTCCCGCGTTAAGTGCTGCGGCGTAAGCGTCGTTGGCTGTCTGCTGCCCTCCTCTTGCTGACCTTCCGTCGATCTGAAATTGGCCCCATTCGAGAATGTCCCCGTCCTTGTCGATGTAGGACTTGACGTCGGAGCTGGATTTAGCTCCCTGTATGTTCGGATGGAAATGTGCTGATCTGTTTGGGGAGACCAAGTCGAAGAATCGCATATTCTGGCACTTGAATTTCCCCTCGAACTGGATGAGAACATGCAAGTGAGGAGTCCCATCTTCATGAAGCTCTCTGCAGATTTTAATATATATTTTTTTTGAAGTTGGGGTTTGGAGATTTAATAATTGGGAAAGTGTTTCCTCTTTGGTGAGAGAACATTTGGGATAAGTGATGAAATAGTTTTTGGAATAAATACCGTTACGCCTTGGAGGCATGTTGACTAGAATTGATCACCGATTGACCGCTCTTGCAACTCTCTCCTGTATATCGGTGATCAATATATAGTGATCGCCAAATGGCATAATGGTAATAAAACAACTTTTATTTGAAATTCGGAAAAAAAATTTTTGCGGCCATCCGCTTAATATT